ACCCTTACCGCACCCGTAGTCTAGTACTGTAGAGCTACCTGTTAGCTCGATGAGATTAGCTATCCTATCTTTGTGCTCGTAAGTGGACCTACCAGTAAAGATGTCTGGATGCTTCTGGTGAAGCTCAACGTACTCCTGCTCGTATCTCATGACAGCTCCTCACAAAAAAGATCCTATAAATATATATAGGTGCGCAGAGAAAAACATAATGACCGACAACGTAATCAAGTTCCCAATAAAGAACCCCGATAGATTCCCGCCAACTGACTTCGAGGAAGCTGAGAACTTAGTTCTCATGCGTCAAGAGTACTGCGACGAGGTCGTATCCGACGCTCTGGACGCGATAGTTGCGGTACTAGCCGGCTACGGGTTCATGGTAAGCAACGACGTCACGTCCATCAAGGACATCGTTTTTATCGAAGAATCTCTTAAGGCGTTCACTTACAGGTACAAGAAACTCGATCACGCGCTTCACCCGATAATTGAGCAGACTATTACCGTGAACGATCACGTAGAGAAGCACATAAAAGATAAGCTAGAAGAAAACCAGTTGACATAATTTACACATCGTTATATACTGAATATACCAGAAATAGTGGAAACTCAAGATGATAATCGTGGACTTTAATCAGGTAATGATATCCAACCTGATGATGCAAATTGGAAATCACACGAACATCCCTATCGAAGAGGGATTGTTCAGGCACATGGTCATAAACTCACTTCGCTCTTACAAGAGTAAGTTCGGAGATAAGTACGGCGAGATGGTCATAGCGTGCGATGACAAGAACTACTGGCGCAAGCAGGTGTTCCCGTACTACAAGGCCAATCGCAAGAAAGCTCGTGACAAGTCAGAGCTCGACTGGAACACGATCTTCGAGTACTTCAACAAGATCAGAGCTGAGATCAAGGAGTTCTTCCCGTACCGGCTCATCAAAGTCGAGTCAGCGGAGGCCGATGACATCATCGCGACTCTCGTCAAGAAGTACAGCGTGGAGGGAGAGGAGATCATGATCCTCTCCGGTGACAAGGACTTCATCCAGCTTCACAAGTACCCGAACGTCAAGCAGTACGATCCAGTTCGAAAGAAGATGATCACTCACGACGACCCGTCTAAGTACTTATTCGAGCACATAATGCGCGGTGATGCTGGCGATGGCGTTCCGAACATACTCTCTGACGATGACACGTTCGTTACTGACAAGCGCCAGAAACCGATGACCCAGAAGAAGATGGACCAGATCTACTACAACCCAGATCCGATGGACAGCTCTTACATGAGGAACTTCGCTCGCAACCAGCAGGTGATCGACTTGAACTACATCCCAGATCACATCGCGAGTGCGGTTATCGATAAATACAACGAAGAGTCCGGTAAAGACCGGAGCAAGCTCTTCAACTACTTCGTTACTTATAAGCTGAAGCACATGATGGAAAACGTAGGTGAGTTCTAATGGCAATACTAGCTGTATCAGAAATACTAAAGCGCTGCAGTGAGTTCAAGAAGAAAGAAGAGAGGATCCACACTCTTCGCGTCAACTGCAACGAAGCATGCAAGATCGTCTTGCAGTACATGTTCCATCCGGAAGTGAAGTTCGCTCTTCCGGAAGGAAAGCCGCCTTTCAAGTACTTTGAGTTCGATGAGCCCAACCGGCTTCACAGCGAAGCTCGTCGGCTGTACCTGTTCATGGAGGGAGTCAATCCCGATATGAACAAAGTGAAGAGGGAGGGCCTGTTCTTGGATATCCTCCAGTCAGTTAACCCAGAAGATGCGGACCTTCTGATCGCAATGAAAGATAAGACCAGTCCGTACCCCGGTCTTACTAGAGAGATAGCTTACGCAGCTTTTCCGGAGTTGTTCCCAACATGAATCGGCCCGCTAACTTTAAAAAGTTGGTTACTAAGACTAAGAAGAAGAGTTTTTATGATGAGGAAGTATCTTTTCAAGACGTGAAGAGAGACAGAAAACAGAAGCAGTACAGGAACTACGATAACGCACTGCGCTCTAAGAACTTAGATAGGTTGCTGTCATATGACGATGATTGAGAATGTATACGGCGCGCTATTCTACACAGCACTCGTGATGATCGTGGCTTTCTTCTTCTGGATACGAGGAAGAGATCAGGGAATAAGGGAGACGATTCAAGTGATGAGGGACCTAGAGCCGGCTGTACTTGAGAGAGTTGAGGTCTCTATACTGGAGAGATTAAATGCAGAATAAAGAGTTACTCCAAGAGTTTGACAAGATGCTGGACACCCTCTATGGAGATCAAGTAAGCAGCAAGTCAAAGAGACTCCTGTCGGAGGAGGTGGCCAGAGAGATGGCTGAGCAAAACTTAAATCCTATAAATATAGATGACATCCGGACTTTCTGGAAGTTGAAAGGCATAGAGCTGTATGGCTAATTATACGTTTCTAGACAAAGAAACTAATAGAGAATTTGATATTGATATGCCTATGTCCCAGCTTGACACTTACAAAGCTGAGAACCCAAATCTAGAGCAGATAATCAAGAGAGCTCCTGCGATAGCAGACCCAACCCGATTAGGCCTCAAGAAGCCTGATGCGGGATTTCGTGATGTCCTGAAGAGAGTGAAGAAAGCTAGTGGGAGGAATAACACTATAAACACCTGGTAACCCAAAGAGGCAACATATGGACAGACTAACCCGCGCTGAAAAAAGAGAACTAAAACAACTTAAGCGTCAAGAGTCCCAACAACAAAAGAACAGCCTAAAGCTAAAGGAAATTGCCCCTAAGACAACTAATCAAGAGAAGATCTTCAAAGAATTCTTCAACAACAAGAACCTCCTAATTCACGGTCTGCCAGGGACCGGTAAATCTTTTCTATCACTGTACCTAGCGCTAAACGAACTTGAGAAATTCAAAGAGCACAAGAGCGTTACCATCATCCGCTCAATCGTCCCATCGAGAGACATGGGCTTCCTTCCGGGGTCCATCAAAGAGAAATCAAAAGTATACGAGGCACCATACGTCGGAATATGCGCTGAGCTGTTCGGCAGGGGTGACGCATACGAGATACTAAAGCAGAAAGGGCAGATCAACTTCGAGACGTCCTCGTTCCTGCGCGGTGTTACTATGGACAACATGATCATCATAGTAGACGAGTGCCAGAACATGACGTACCACGAGCTCTGCACTATAGTAACTCGACTCGGCAAGAACTCAAAGGTCATCTTCTGCGGTGACTACAGGCAGACTGACCTCAAGTACGATGATGAGAGATCGGGTGTCTTTCACTTCATGAAGATCATCGCGATCATGAAGAGGCACTTCTCAACTATTGAGATGGAGATAGACGATATCGTTAGATCTGGACTGGTGAAGGAGTTCATCATCCGCAAAGAGAACTATGAAAATCCAAAAGTGATGGTGGTACCACAGAATGCATATACAGCAATGGCTCAGCAGCAGAAAGTCTTTCACTAAAGTTCTCAGGAACAAAGAGATAGATGAGCTTGAGCAGATCAACACGGACTCCGGTAGGTACTACAAGACTCCTACCGGAGATCTCTATCCCTCAGCTACTAGCGTCGTTGGCCTCTTAGGAAAAGAGGCAATTGAGAAGTGGAAGAAGAGAGTCGGCGAAGAGGAAGCCGCTAAGATCTCGCAGAAAGCTGCAGCTCGCGGAACTCGCATGCACAAGCTCTGCGAGGACTACCTCAACGGAGATCCCATCAACCCAGCGGACTACAACTTCGAGGACCAACTCAACTTCTCGATGCTTCGCAAGTACCTCGACTCACATGTCGATAACATACACGTTCAGGAGTCCAGACTCTACTCAGATTACTTGAAGATGGCCGGCACAGTCGACCTAGTCGCTGAGTACGATGGCCGCCTGTCGATCATAGACTTCAAGACATCTAAGAAGATGAAAGAGGAGAGCTGGATCCTCGGCTACTTCTGTCAGGCCACGGCCTACGCTATCATGTACGAGGAGCTCACTGGAATTCCAGTTCCTCAGATAGTTATCATGATCATGGTAGATGACAATGAACCGCAGGTCTTCATAAAGAAGCGCAACGATTACGTTAAGCCACTGCTCGATGTGCGTGAAATATATCGGTTGACATTTGGTGTGTAATATAGTATAAATAGAATTGCTGATGTCGTTGACATCTAGTGGAATAGACATTCTGGACGCGGGGGCGGTACCCGCCGCCTCCACCACGGATACACTGGATAAGACCGCTGAGTCGTTCTTAACTACTGGAGCCAATTAATTTGGGGCGTCGTAAGGACGGTGTATCTTTGATGGGGGCGAAATAGGATCGACAGGTGTAGTAAAGACAAGATCGAGACTGATGCAAAATCGTAAATGCAAACGACAACAATGCATATGATCTAGCCCTCGCGGCTTGATCGGAGTTCGGGGGGAACTTGGCAACAGAATCCCCCCACCTTA